GTATTTCCACATATCCTTTAGTAACTCAAGTACTTGCGGATCAGTTATTAACCTGCCATTAGCATCAAGGAATTTTTGCCATTCAGCTTGGAATGCTGCCGGGTCTGTAAAGATTGCCGCATCACCTGGAGGTGGAGACTCTGTTGGTGGGGCTTCAGTTGATGGTGCTGTTGGAGTCTCTGGTGCTCCGGGTGTTCCTGGAGCAGTTGGTGTTTCTCCGCCTGCTGGTGCTGGGGCTCCACCTGGAGTTGGTGCTGGCGTTTCGCCTGCGGCAGTAGAACCAGCACCAAACTTCATGTTGTCAATTAAGCCAAATGCATCGCCGCCCCATTCTTTGTATAATTGGAATGATTGCGGTCTACCTTTTTGAGTTTCGGCGGCAGCAATAGCCATCCAGGCTTTAAGCTGTTCTTGAATTAAAGGTGTGACTTTGGTTACAATATTGTTGACTGCGTTTGGATCAATACTTGCATCATGTCCTGCTAATAAGGTTTTTAATTGTGTTGCTGTAACAATCGCAGGAGGGTTACCTGCAAGTGCTTGTAGTCTGTCACCTGGTAAGTCAACTAATTTGTTTTGTACAGTATTAATGATGTGAACTACTAACCCAGATAAGTTTTCCTTAAGAGCTTCGTTTGGCTTTAAGGATCTAAAATCTGCGGCAGTTGGATCAAATAAGGCATCAATGACTTGCTGTCCTAGTTGTTCAAACTTTTGCTTTGCGGCAGGATCTACTTGGAAAGGTCCTGCACTAGCCGAGTCGGCTTGTAATAATATAATTGCAGAAGCAATAGCTAAACTAACGTTCTTAATTGTTTGATCGAAGTTTAAAGAGCCAATGGGGCCTGCTTCGGCACCCGTTGCTACTGCAACAATCGTGTCAATAACTTGGTTTACACCGCCGCCAGCAACTTGAGATACGTTAGTTTTGTTGTCTCTTAAGTATCCAACAATTTGTTCTGCACTTACTGCATTATTATCAGCTTGGGCTACTGCTACACCCGACTGTAATGCTAACTTAACAATGGCCGCAACAGGCACATCAGCTTGACCGTTTTTAATAGCTTGGATGCTGTTTCCAAGCTGTTTTAATAAAGGACCTTCAACTTGATTAGCAATGCCATCTGCTACTTTATTCAAGGCAGCGCCTTGCCCACGCAAGGCACGGATAAAGCCAGTGACGCCATCGCCGCCGGCCATATTTTGGGCTTTTGCAATTAAATTATCTAAAAACCCTTCTTCGATAGTTGTTCTTTTTAATTCGTTGATTTTCACTGCTCGTTTTCCTTGATGGATCTTACTCCACGGGTAAACTTAGCAGGATCACCATTTTTAATGGCCAACTGTAGCCTTCTAATAAGCTCATCAGCTTGGTGCTGTGGGTAATTCTGCTGGATAACTTCTACTAGATTAATTACGCGGGCAATAGCTTGTACAGCAAGGCCTTCGACCAAATGGTGCTTGTCTTGCTTAGGTACTAGCCCTGTAATTTCGTCAAGTATACTACGAGTTTGTTTACGCATGATAATTATATTTATGAATAAATAGTTTCAATAGGAGCTACAGAAATGCAACTTTCCCCAAGTGCCCAAGAATTAAGAAACTTGGCAAATAGAATACAACAATTAAGTGAGTTCGATACGCACACAGATACAGGCGAGCCCGACCACGAAATTACATCTGACGAACTTTCACGTTTAAAAGTTACCCTACGTTCGTTAGTTGACAAGAAAACACAAAGCCGTTTTATGATGGTTTTAAACAAAATGGCAAGCGAACAACCCATTACTGCTGGCGAAGCAAAACTTATCACTTCAGCATTTGTTAGCATGGTAGATCTTATTGTATCTGACCCTGCTCTTATGAGCCGTTTACGCCATGATATTTCAAGTTTTAACGGTCCCGAAGACGAGCCAGAAGCTATTGTCCCTGCAGATGACGATATTGCCGCTGACGTAAAGCCAAACATTGAGTACGAGCCTAAGTAATTAAAGGTTATCCCTACTTACAATAGCCCTTAGCGCATTTCTGTTTGCATTGGTAGCAACAGGCGGAGTTAGGGGCTTTTCTACGGGCAAACCAGAATTAGGTTTTGTAATATCAAACCCTTCTTTTGCTTGTGGCTTTTCCCAAGATGTTGAGCCACCTGTTGGTACAGTAGTACCCATATTGCTTGTTCTACTAATCTTACTATACAAGTCTTTGGTGCTTGTTGTAGTAACATTGCCAGCATCAACAGAATCACAAATACGCATTGTATCTGGGTTAAAACTCAAATCAATCTTTTGTCCAACACCAGAACTACTACGTGTCTTCATAAACTGGATTTGTACTGTGCCACGTTCCTTCATGCTAGGAGTACTATAGATACCAAACACGTTGTCAGCTGTTTGAATCTTAGACAAACCACCAGCAATCATAGAATGGTCAAATTCTACACTTTCTACAGCACTACGGTTTAACTGCGAAGCTGTTGCCAACAACAAGTTTTCTGTAACAACCAAGTTACGCAATTCTTCTGCTACTAACTTGTCCTTAACAAACATGTCGCTAACACTAATCTTTTGACTTGCTGGCATCATTAAGTCCAGGTAATCAACTAAAATAGCATCCACCTTAATGTTGCGTTGCGTTTGAAACTCACGCACCCAAGCTAGCACATCGTTTGCTGTAATGCCGTTAGTAAGTTGAACGATTTGTAATAGTCCACCTTTCTTACCTGCTGTCTTAACCTTAAGCTCAACTTCGTCTAGTCGTTTGTACAAGTCTCTAGTTGACATATCTGTCAACATAGCATCCATACGCTGACTACACAACAACTCGCTAAGTTCTAGCGAGAAGTAAACAGTATTCATTCCTGCTTGCGACCAGTTAAGTGCCAAATTCTGTAAGAACAGCGACTTACCTGCGCCAGAGGCACCTGCAAAGATGTTTAGTTCACCTCTGTTAAAGCCACCATATAGTTTGTCATCAAGTGCCTTCCAGCCAGTAGATACCTGACCGTTGTTGTCTCTAATTGCTTTTAGTCGTCCAACTGGATCTGCAAAATAATCTGTACCGAATGTCTTTGGCAAGCCAACTTGTACAGCTTCTTTGATTAGCTTTTCTACTGCACCATACTCATGTTTCTCTAACATGTCAGAGCTTGTTAGAATAGCTTTTTCGAGTGCTTTGTACCTTGCAAACTTTTCAAATTCCTCTAGAAACCAAGAGCTATGTTGTACAGCGGTCGCGCCAATGTTTTCGATGTCCACTCCGCTAACTGCTTTAATTTGTAGCGGGTCTGGAATGTCTGCATGTTCATTTACATAAGTTTTGATAAACTCTGCGGCTTTTCTAATACGCCTATCAAAATGATCAGCATCTAAAATGTTGTTGCATCTTGCCGCTAAATCTCTATTACTAATTAAAAACTTTAGGTATAGCGTTTGTGCATCTACCCCGTATTCTTTATCCATTAATTATTCCCCCAACGCAAGGCTGTCATTGCGGCGTGTTCTTGTTCTTTAAAATCAAATATCATGTAGTCTTCTGTTATTTCTGTTTTGTAGTTATTACCTGGCAATCCATATTCTTCTATTACCCAGGCACATGCTTGGTTCCACCATTCGGTTGTATCTTGTCCTAGCTTCCAACTTAATTTGACTTTATACACACCACCGCCTTGCTAATAATTTAATCTTCAATGGCGATGTCTCAATCGCCGATAACACGCTTTGTAGTGTAGCAACTCTACCAAAATGCTGTGCGGCATCGTTTGCATCTTTAATACCACTCGGCCAGTCCGGAAAGGACACACTCCACCCCAAATCTGCGGCTTGTAATGCTAACTTAAGGCCTGCTTTATCTCTGTCTGGTAGTACCACTGGCTCGTTATCAATGTCCTCAATAATCTTAGCCTGCTCTGGACTAATCTCATTAGTCATAATGGCAACACCATCAAGTGTTAGTGCATCATACTCGCCTTCTGTAACGATAGTATACTTGCGTAAGTGGCTTTGATGATCAAGGTTGAATACAAAGCTAGCAGGACGACTTGCAATAATTTTTGCAGTCTTTTTATCTGGCACCTCACCAATCCATCTAGCGTTATAGCCAACTAGTTTTCCCTCGTCATAAAAAGGAAGGATGACACGCTTATCCATACCTTGTATAGAACTTGTACTTGTATACCAATTAGGAACAAGTTCAAGTACTTTTCTACTGTCTAGGTATTCAGCGGCCTCTAATGTAATATCGTTTACTGGCCACGGAAACTCAATGGCTGGCCAGTTTGGTTTCTTAAAAGGCTCGGCAACGATTGTTTCATCCTCTACAACCTGGTCCCATAGTTGGATTTTTAAACGTTGGATTTCTGCGTCGTCGATGCCCAAAACACGCATAAACTTGATAAGCTTGATGCCTAACTTTTGTCCGGGGCGCCAGCCTGTAGTAAAGCCACAGTTGAAACAATGATAGCCGATTCTGTCTTGTTCAAAACGAACGCCGCCTCGATGTCGAGTGTCTGGCCTAGCTTGCCCATTGTGGACGCACATAGGGCAGTTCATGGTTAGCCAACCATTTGTATTTGATTTTAATACAGGTAGATATGCCCGTAGTGTAGTCTCGACTATACTCATATAGAGTATAGTTTACACTCTTACTACAACTTTGTCAAGGGTACCAGCGTTAGATGGATTATCTATGCGTTTGATTCGTAGCCAACGGACACCACCATAATAGTTGTATGGGTCAATTCCAGTATAGCCATTAAAGTCTAACTTTGCTGTTGTGTAGTCCTGTGGCTTTAAGTCGGCCCATAGTGTTGATGTGCCGATTGACTCGTCCATTGTACCTTGTACAATTATACTTCCAGTCCAATTTGTAGCATAGACTGCCATGGTAAACAATGAGCTATCTTTTCTAAAGAACTGTGGTCCGTTCATTGATGTAGATACCCAATGTCCTGCTGGTTGTGTTTGTAAGTAATCGGTTATTTCGGCTGTGGCCCTGCTTGTTGGTACAACTGCATCTTTAACTTCTACGTCAAATGCACCTTGTTGGGCACGGTTCCAAGTCAATGCAGTTTCAAGTCCTTCTGCATTTACAAATGTTGCGCCTAGAGCATATATTCCACTGCCAAGCGTCATTAAATCACGTGCAAAAACAATTAAACGGCATTGTCCATTTTCAGCAACAACTGGTAATGCACGTCTACGTAAAATAGTGCTTCCGGTAGTTCTATCCCACATTGTGATAGTAACTTCTCTGCGTAAGAGGCTAACTGGCTTGCGATCGCTTCCAATTATGCTTATATCAAGAATATTATCTACACCCTTAAACCAAACAATACGCTGATCTGTGTAGCTTGCTACATGTCTAGTTGTACTAGGACCTGTGCCGGCGCCAGCATAGTTTAAAGTGGCTGTAGGAACGGTTAAATTTAAAGTTGCCATAGTAACTATTTAGCACAGCCGGAAATTTAAAATCATAAGTAAAACGATGGATAATAAGGTTAAAGAGTTCCTTGAGCGTTTCCCATTTATGAGCTTAGTGCGCTACGGGGAAAACGAATTGGTTGGTATCATACAAAATAGTGACGCTGTTGTGGTTACTATGTATGTCTACAACTTGCTAAAAGACGAAGAAGATAAAATGCTCTTTGTAGAAATGGGCGAGGAATGGTGGTGGGGTTCTAACCGTTTAATTCCTATAAACATTGTTCTTAAAGAACCTATGCGCCGCTTTACATACGCTCTTAAAACTTATAGTACTAAGGATTTTGAAGTACTATACGGGCATCAAACTAGCCTAACCAATGTAATTACAAAAAGAACCAAGCGACGACAAATCAGCTTGGTTCGTAAAATGAATTAATTAAATCCGTAACTGATCTCCTCGCAGATCAGATTCATTTGAGCAACAATGGCTACTGCATACGCTGTAGCATGACTCTTCTTAAAATAGTACTCACCATTCTCTGGCTTCGTCCATACTTCCTTCATAATCATCGTCCACGATTTCCCAATCAGATATCTCTTGGCGGGGCGAATCATCGCAAGGACGGCAGCTAATTGCTCCACGGAAGTAGGGCAGGTCTTCCTCAGTATATCCCCGTGCCCGTTCAAATGAAATAACAGATTTACGAATTGGTCGTCCAGTAACAAATCCCATAATGGCTCCTGCTCGGTTAATCGTGTAAGGTGCTCTTTGCTCTTTACACGCTGGTACAAACTTACATTCAGTAAGTCAACTTTAAAGAAACCTAACTCTTCTGCTTTCTGGTAATCCACATCACACCAACCTGTAAATGGATTTACAGGCACTGGATGAAAGTATACACCAGTTTTGTGTTTTTGTTTTGTTCCATTTGGCATTGACTGCATTGCAGGAACGTGTTCTAATAATTTAAGAACTTGTTCTCTGTCAGCAAAGTCAATATCTACGTCTGGTAAACTCATTTTTTTAAGTTTTGTTTAATAAATTCTAGTAGCTCAAGTTGTTGTTGTTTGATGGCAGTCATTTCGCAATTCATAGCATCAAATTTTTGAATAAACTCGGCTAGTCGCTGTTCTAGTTTAGCGTATCTAGAACCTGCGTCATCATCGTGTTTATCCACTGTGCTTCTTGTTGATTTTGTTTTAACTTTTTTATCCACCATTCTGTATCCACATGTTTTGCTACTGCATCAATTTGACCAGGTTCCATCCTATCTAATAGTGTTTGTGCCGCTTCAGAAGAATATATAATCCAAGGACTAATACGTCCCATGACTATTAAATTCATTGCTGTAACAGGCGCTACCTTATTAAAAAATGTTTGCCAGTTATTTCCAGTAGACTCGCCCCACTCCTGCATGACAAGTATTGCTCTTTCCAAGGCACGTTCAGGAGTCTCTTTCTTAGAATTCTCCTGCACATATAATTGATACGTGCCCGGTCGTTGCCAATCACTTAACCTTACACCCATTTTAAACAACCATTGTATAAACTTATCGCTGTCAACAGGCTTAAGGTCGATCAAGTAGTTAGCAAATTTTAAAAAGCCAATATAGTCAGGACTACGAATAAAATCCTCAATAGTCTTGACCTTCTTAGTGTTTGGGCTAACAAACTTCATAAAATCAGTCCATACACTAAATGCCATTCGACTATCCATGTCATCTTTACACATCCAGCGACGCTTCTTTTCACACATATGGCTACTAAGAGTACGCTCTCGTGTAAAGGACTTCCCGCAAAATTTACATTGGTAGTCCATTATGCTTATTTAAACAAATCGTTGAATTCTTTATTTCCCATGTTTTTAGAAACTGCAATGTTTTCAAAAACGTTTTTGTCATTGATTGTCCTAAACAATTCAATTTCTTCATTGCTCATTGATGGGAACTGCTCAATAAGCCACATGGTCAGTTTATCTTTCTTTTGTGCCTTAGGAGGGATAAACTCGTGCCGCAGTTTTACACCTAGTCCGCATACTGCCAACGCTCGCCAACGTAATTCCTCATGGGCACTAGTTGTAGCAATGTAATCAACATTACTATATTCGTT